GCTGCCCTCCCCCGCTAAGCGTTTATCAAGGGGCAGACAAAAGGGTTTAGCAAATCTTAGCCCACAGGCGTTTCATGACGCTGACAACGTCATTAACGTCTGCCGCCTCAGCCACGATCGTCCTAACGAACTCGTTAACTGAGCCAAGATTGCGTGACGCTCTTATACCCGACAATTCATTCCAGACGGCGAACGCTTTATCTAAGAAAGCAGAATCGCCGAGACTGGAAATCATGTAACCGGCCAACCTAGCTTTGTGGGATTCCATGTCGGAGTCTGGACGTTCAGGATGTAAAAACCCCGCCCACCATTTGCTAGGGTTGATTAACTTTGGCCGTCCCTCGGTAATGTCGAAACCCAACCATTGGATCCGATCTTTAGTCGATTTCGCAACGGAAACGACAAAACCGAAGCGCTTATACCCAGCGATCAAATCGTCCCAATGCTGTGCATCCTCCAAACGGACAATGAGATCGTCGCCGAAAACCTTAAACCGCAGGTTTGGTCGTCTGCCTGAAGCAGCGAGGACTAAGGTGGCGTTCAGCATACTACCAAGAATATGCGTAAAGGCACTCCCAGATCTGATTCCACCGCGCATAGTGACGAGGCGGTCACCAAAGCGAACGAGGGTCTCAGATTGGTAATCAGCAAGCAGCGAGAAGAGCTTGTCTTCCCACTCATTTAACTGGAAGAACCGTCTGATCAAACCAAACATGTCCCTCACTTGCTTAACCTTAGCTGATATATCGAAGTCGCTGATATCCATACTGGCACCTAAGCCAGGCTGAATCCAGCCCAACACATCTCTGTGCTGACCTGCAAGCCAATTAAAGCCGGTTGAAATGGGATGAGTAACATCGAAACTTGAGAAGAGTCTAGTCAGCGGAATCGCAAACATAGCCTCCGCAAAAGAAACGGCCGCCGGAGTTACAAACACCGTGCGAACTTTATGTTTATCACCCACGGCCAAATGACGCCGAAAGGCGACGTTTGTTGGCACGTCGATACATCCTTGCGCCATCCAGCGATTAATCTCGCGATTAATGTAGCTGCGAGGCACGTCCTCTTTGAATTGGTAAATCCGCCGAAACGAACTACCGTCAAATCCCAGCCCAGCCGACGTTTTGAGTGAACGAACATAAGAACGAACATCTCGGCCACGTAACGGAGAGACTGAGTGCTTCAGGTGCTGAAAGTATCGCTTCCAGCAATTCTCGGCAGCCCCACTCCAGCCATCCTCGTCCCAAGGACGATTTTGAGCCAGTTCGAACCTTTGGATATAATCCTCATGTTCAGTGGGCTTAGGTGAGCACCTATGCCAACCCTCCGCGCTATTCGCGCGCCAGATCGACTTGAGTACGGGAGTAAAA